AACATTATCGTCCTCTGGCGGCATATCTACGTTCTCATACACACTACAAAGTGGAGGTAGATATTACCTAGCACCTCCAACGCTAACTATTGATTTCTTATCACTATCTTCGGGGTATATTGCAGATTCTTATTTTGGAACTAATGCATGGAAAGTCGTTAATGCGGATTTAGATAGAAATATTACTCATCCAGGAACCGCTTCAACTACTGCAATTGGTTACAGTGGTTCTATTCAACTCGCAGCAAAGATTCCAAGTTCTTTACCAGGTCTTTCAACATTTATTTCATTCAATAAATTATCTAACGGGAGTAAGTCTACTCAAGTAGATCTTAGAGTCAATGATGACGGATATATTGAAGTTGGTCTTGGTACAGATAAAGTAGGAGTTAATACGGATAATCTAACCTACGACTATACTGGATTGGATGTTAGAGATGATCAATGGCATTGGATCTATATCAATTCAACAATACTTCCAAACTTTACTCAACGTTTAGAATTACAAGTAGATGGCGGTTTACCTGTAGATACATTCTTTGCTGCTGGTGGAGGAGAAATTCAAATAGTTACTGGCGCAGACGTAACTCCACCAGTAATTGAAAATGATTTAAACAGCGGAATTATTGTTGACGGTATTTTTGGAACAGTTGATGCTGGAACTGCATCTTCTACTGCACCAGGATCAATGCCAACTGCGGATTCCAATACAATATTATTTGATGATTTTGAAAATGATGCAATCGGAAATCTAAACTCGATTAGTATTGGTTGTTCAATTTCAAACGGTGTTGTAACTTCAATTGATAATTCATCAACAACATTATCTGGCATTATAACTTCTATTGTATCTGCAGTTATTGACCCTCCAATTGGAACACCATCAAACTTTGTTGCAACTGGAGTTGCAAGTGTAACTGCTGGTATAGTTACTGATATTTCTCTAGATTATGCTGGATATGGTTATGTAACTTCTCCAGGAGTTACTCTTTCAGCACCAACAGGAGTAGCAACTCAATTTACTGCTACTGCACATGGTAAAATAAACGGAGATGGTAAACTCAGCGAGATTGAAATTACAGATAGAGGACTTGGATATATTTCTAATCCAACTGTTAGTATATCTGCGCCATTGGGACAGACACCAGAAGGTTATGGAAATGTTGGTGTTGCAGGAACTATTATATCCGTAACATTAACTAAGACTGGTGTTGGTTATACAGAACCATCGATTGTATCCATTTCCAATACTGTAACTGATAGAGATTTTGCTACTGGATTCACAACAGCAACTGGAACAGTTACCTTAAATGCGGACGATAATAGAATCGATCATATTAAGATTATTGATCCAGGATCGGGTTATCTAACTCCTCCTACAGTAACTGTTGGAGATGCTCCAATTGCTGCTGGTATTGGCACATATTGGTTCAACGAAGTTATTACTGGTTCAAAATCTGGTGCAACAGCAAGAGTTAAGCGTTGGGATGGTGAAGAAGGAATTCTACAAATCTCTATTGAAAATGGCACTTTCCTAGATGGAGAGCGAGTTGTTGGATCCTCTTCGTCCGCTATATATGTTGTCGATTACTACATAAACAAGAGAGATGTACCTAAGATTGCATCTGTCGAAAATATTGACGACTATGAACAAAATGATGAAATAGAATTTGAAGCCGATCAAATTTTAGACTTTTCTGAGAAAAATCCCTTTGGAAATTACTAATGTTAGGAAGCCATTACTACCACGAAATTATTCGTAAAACTATCATATCTTTTGGAACGTTATTCAATAATGTTTCAATCAAGCACTATGATAAAAATGATCAGAACGTCATCGATGAGATGAGAGTTCCTCTGGCATATGCGCCAAGGCAAAAATTCTTAGCAAGATTAACTCAGCAATCTGAGTTGAATAAGTCGGTTGCAATTACATTACCAAGAATGTCATTTGAGATGACATCTCTCCAATACGATCCGTCTAGAAAAACGGGCGTTACTCAAACTTTTAAGGCATTGGATGGGGATAATAATCTCAAAAAGGTTTTCATGCCCGTTCCTTACAATATTGGTTTTGAACTGAATGTTTATTGTAAATTAAACGATGATGCTTTGCAAATTGTTGAACAGATTTTACCTTATTTCCAACCAGCATTGAATGTCACTATTGATCTAGTCAGTTCTATTGGGGAGAAGAGAGACACTCCCATTGTCCTTAACAGTGTTTCTTTTGTAGATGACTATGAAGGAGATTTCACTACAAGAAGAGCACTAATTTATACCCTTTCATTTACTGCTAAAACTTATCTGTTCGGTAAGGTTAGCGATAATTCTGATGGTCTCATCAGGAAGGTACAGGTTGATACTTATACAAATACTGATCCTGTCACTGCTAAGAGAGAGATGAGATATACAGTAACTCCTAAGGCGAAAGAAGATAAGAATAATGATGGCGTAATTAATACTGTCGATGACGCATTACTAGGTCCTCAGGATGACTTTGGATTCTCTGAAGGATTTGAATTCTTCACAGATGGTAGAAGTTACAATATTGGACAAGACTCTGACCTTTGATTAATAAATTATGTCTGATGAATTTGAAAATCTAGATCTTGCTCTGAATAATGAGTCAAATATCCAAAAACCTCCTGCCAAAAAAGTCGAGATTGAAAAACCTGCAGGTGAAGATATTAAAAAGGATTATGAATATACCAGGGCAAATTTATATTCTTTGATTGAAAAGGGTCAGGAAGCGATCAATGGAATTATGGAATTGGCTGGGGAAGGTGCCAGTCCCAGATCATATGAAGTTGCTGGTCAACTTATCAAAAACGTTGCAGATACAACAGATAAGTTGATGGAACTTCAGAAAAAAATAAAAGATATTGAGGATGAAACAACCAAATCAACTACAAATAATGTAACTAATAATGCATTATTTGTAGGATCTACCTCAGAGTTATCTAAGTTACTAAAACAAGGTTTCCTAAATAATAATACACCAGAATCATAAACAAATGTCTGTTGTGAATGAGGAAGGACTGCGAAAGTGGTTCGGACAATCAAAATCTAAGGACGGCAAATCTGGTTGGGTTGATGTCGTAGACGGAGATGCATGTGCTAGAGAGAAGGGGGAAACCGCTACTCCAAAGTGCGTATCATCTGCAAAGCGTGCATCAATGAGTAAAAAGGAGAGACTTGCTGCACAAGCAAGAAAACGTCGCAAAGATCCTGGTCAACCAGATAAATCTGGAGCGGCAAAACCCACATACGTCAAAACTGATTACACACCTGATGGCGACATGGATCTTCAAGAAGTAAAAGATAAACCAGGCAAAGGCAGCGGAACAAAAGATGCCTGCTACCACAAGGTCAAATCGCGCTATAAAGTTTGGCCAAGTGCTTATGCTTCTGGAGCTCTAGTAAAGTGTCGCAAAGTTGGTGCTTCAAACTGGGGAAACAGCACTAACGAAGAAAAAGATCACGAAGTTTCAATGGCTCAATCTCAGTTAAAAAAATCTGAGAAGAACATCGCTAAACTAAAAAAAGCTTTAGGTAAGAAAGAGAAAAATATTCCTGCTTGGGTTCAAGCAAAAATTACAGATACTGAACACAATACTGATGCCGCATCTGGGTATATGGATGAGGCAAAAAAATGTTGGAAAGGTTATGAAAAGAAAGGGACTCAGAAATTGTTTGGTAAAACTTACAATCGCTGCGTGAAAAAAGAGTCTGTTTCTGTTGAAGATGCGAATGGAAATTCGTTTATAGAATTCATTGACTTAATTAAACCTGAACCCCTCAAACCATCTTAGCCTGTTATACAGGTTCAAGAAGGTAACCCAAGCATGGATATTGACACCAATGCTCATAGAAAACTCCAGAAGATGAATAAGATTAGAAATCTTATGGATAAGGGCACTGGCGGTGAAAAAGGTGCGGCAGGTGCAGCACTACAAAGAATGGGAGGTGGCATCAACTTACCTTTAGCAAAAAAAGATAGCGAGAAGAAACTTCAGTTAGCGCACTACGAAGTATCGAACTGGAGATCAGAACTTGCAGAACAGTCACCAAACTGGCCCCCAGAAGGACCAGGAGAAAACAATTCAAGAGTTGAAGAAGTTAATGTTTCTGATGCAACAGCATCGAGCGAAGAGACTGGAAATCCCAACTCACGACCAATCTTTGATCGAGTAATGGAAGATTGGCAAAAAGTAAATAAAGGCGACAAAACTGACGGTATGAGTCAGAAAGCAGTTGATGCATACCGTAAAGAAAATCCTGGTTCCAAATTAAAAACTGCTGTAACTGGAGATCCAGAACCAGGTAGTAAGGATGCTAAGCGTCGTAAGTCTTTCTGCTCTCGTTCAGAGGGACAAAAAGATATGCACAATATTGATTGCACTAAAACACCTGATAAGGCAATTTGTAAAGCCCGTCGTCGTTGGAAGTGCTGATGAAAAACTTTAAACAATTTCTCTCAGAAAGCATCACCATCAATGGTGATTTTAATGGAACTCTCAATGTAGGAGGTTCTCAACCAGAGCAAACACAAGAATCATTCTTTGCTGATGTAATCTGGGAAGGCAGATTGTATCGTCTTGAAATAGAAGGTCAAATGCTTTCTAAAAATGAACTTGTAGAAGAACTTCAGGGAGAGTATCCTGGAGCAATTGTTCAGAACATCTATCCTGGTTCTGGTCCAACTAAAATTAAAAGAGCGCAGAGGTATCAACCAGAAAGATTAAGTTGGAGTGACTAATGGCACAGTGGAATAAGGATACACAAGCATATCTAAATCAAACAAAGACAAACTTCGAAGTTTATATGTGTGCCGATAAGTATGGCAACATTGGTGCTTGTGGTGGGGATACACAATTTGATCTAAATGTTGCTGCTGGTATTACAACTCAAATAGCAAACGTTCATAAGTTTGGTGCTGTTCTGACTTCATCAGCAGATTATGATACCGTTTGGACTGAACGGGGACAATATGCTTTCCCAACATCAGCATCTGTTGTAAATATTATTTCTGCTTCTGCAACTGATAGTGATACTGATAACACTGGGGCAGAAACCGTTGTAATTCAAGGATTGGATGGTGATTACAATGAAGTTGAGGAAACTTTAAGCACCAATGGAACTTCTAGTGTTACTGGAACTCAATCTTTTTTAAGAGTTCATAGAGCATTTGTTGCTACTGGTGTAACTAATGTAGGTGATATTGATATTAGACACGGAACAACTGTTGTCTGCCAGATTGCAGCAGATATGGGTCAGTCTCAAGTTGCTTATTATACTATCCCAGCAGGTAAGAGTGGATATTTAAGATCTTTTGCCGCCACAATGAATAAGAATCAAGAAAATACGGTTCGATTGTTTCAAAGACCTTTTGGTGGAGTATTCAGAGTTGCTAGTGAACTCAATCTATATAATAGTAATATGCACACAACTTTTAGTATTCCACTTTACTTCACCGAAAAAACTGACCTTGAAGTAAGGACATATACTGGAAGTAATTGCACGGTTTCAACAATGTTTGATTTATTAGTTGTAGATAATTAAATTGATTTATGAGTGATAATGTATATCTTGGTAACCCGAATCTAAAAAAAGCAAATACCCCCATTGAATTTACTCAAGAGCAAATCATTGAGTTTATTAAATGTAAGGAAGACCCTGTATATTTTGCTAGAAACTATATCAAGATTGTTTCTATTGATGAGGGTCTGGTGCCTTTCAATATGTACCCGTTTCAGGAAAAACTAATTCAGAATTTCCATGATAATAGGTTTAATATTTGTAAGATGCCACGTCAGACTGGTAAGTCTACAACTTGTGTATCATATCTTCTACACTACGCTGTTTTTAACGACAATGTTAACATCGCAATCCTAGCGAACAAAGCATCTACTGCTAGGGATCTTCTTGGTAGGTTACAACTTGCCTACGAAAACTTGCCAAAGTGGATGCAACAGGGTATTATATCATGGAACAAAGGTAGTTTAGAACTCGAAAATGGCTCCAAGATTTCGTCTAACTCTACTTCTTCATCTGCTGTCCGAG